CAACGGCGACGGCTACGGCAACGGCTGCGGCGACGGCTACGGCGAGAGCTACGGCGAGAGCGAGGAATAAAAATAATGATAAACAAGGCTATTATAATGGGTCGTCTTACAGCTGACCCCGAACTCAGACAGACCACAAACGGCATTGTCTGCTGTCAGTTTACGGTTGCGGTCAATCGTGACTACGCTCCGCAGGGACAGGAACGACAGGCGGACTTCATTTTCGTTGTTGCTTGGCGGCAGACGGCGGAGTTTATCAGCAAATACTTTTCCAAGGGCAAGATGATCGCAATTGACGGAGAAATACGCACAAGGACATACGATGATAGACGTTATCCAGATGTCAAGCACTACGTTACAGAGGTTTACGCCAACAAGGTAAGCTTTTGCGAGAGCAAGGCCGCACAGAGCGACGGGAACGCACCACAGACGGTGGCTGCTCCGCAGGGTAATACAAGACCTGCAAACGTGCAAAACGCTGTCAGCGGCGTTGCACAGCCGTCATTTGACAGCCGAGGCGGTATTGACCTCGGAGAATTTGAAGAAGTCATAGGCGATGATGATTTGCCGTTCTGAAAGGTGGCACTATGGACGATTTCCCAAAATGGAACCCACAAAAAAGGACGTTACGAATGATGCGTTGTGATGATAGATCAACTCGAATGCTGACAATAAGAAATGCAGCATCAAATTTTATATCGAAACCCGATGTGAGAAAAAGACTTTTTGAGATCAAAGGCGATCAATGCTATATCTGCGGAGATAAAGCATCTCAAATAGATCACAAAATTTCTGTGTATCGCTTTGCTGAAGAAGTTAAACTTAATATTTGGGATCTTAATTCTTTGGATAATCTATATCCAATATGCGCACATTGCAACAGCACAAAAACATAAATACAGGAGGCAAAAATGTCGGGCATACCCAAAGCAAAGTTGGATTATGCAGGATGGGCAACCGACATCTTCGACAGCGAGAGCAGCCCTTTTGATGAGCTGCTTGATTCCCAAGGCTGGGTTGGGTTTGGAGTATTTTTCTTCCTTTGCCAACGAGCTTATAGCACCGACGGATATTTCTATCGGTGGAGTTACAAAAACGCCGCCTCAACAGCGAGGAAAATGGGAGGTGGCGTAAAAACCGAAACTGTGAAACAAGTGGTTTCGCTCTGCTTACAAATTGGGCTGTTTGACAGCAGGCTGTTTGATAGGGAGGGTATCTTGACAAATAAGATGATACAGGAGCGGTATATGATTGCGATAGAAAAACGATCAAAAAACGGAAGAACAGTAAATGGCGAATATTGGCTTTTGAACAAAGATGAAACAAAGGCTTATGTTGTTATACCCTCAGATGTCAATTCTCTCTCCGAAGATGTCAATTCTCTCTCCGAAGATACAACAAAGGAAAGTAAAGTAAAGAAAAGTAAAGTGAAGTATAGTGTGTGTGCAAGCACACGTGCCTACGGCTCACACAACAACATACACCTCACGGTGGAACAGTATGATGCGTTATGCAAGGACTACGGGAAATCCGTCACAGATGATTATATTGAACGCTGCGGAGACTATGTTGCGAACAGCGGCAAGAAGCCCTACAGTAACCATTATCAAACCTTGCTTAACTGGCTGACGAAGGACGGCGTGGAAAAGCAGAAGCAGCACTCTTACGATGTTGAGAAGATACTGGCACACTCAAAGGCGAATGTACCGAAATTATAAAGCGAAATGAGGAGAATGTTAAATGAGAACGATTGAAGAAATAAAATCACAGATTGGCGTGCAGATCAAGAAGGTAGGCATAGACGGCGGATATGGCGCACTATTATATCTTCACGGAACGGCTTCGAGACCTGCGTGCGTTGTTTTTTCATCGGGCGGAGGTTGGGAACACGCGTTTCCGTATCTTACCCCAACAGAACGCCAACGTGGGAAGAAATGTGCAGGGTAAAGGACATATTTTGGAGCGACGAAGAGTGCGTTGTCCAGTATCACCCGCCCAAATCCGAATATGTAAACATACACCCGTATTGTTTGCATTTGTGGCGGAAGATTGGCGAAGAATATCCAATGCCGCCGAAACATTATGTATAAAAATCAAGGAGGAAATGTTAAATGAAAGCAAACAGCAAGTCGGCTCAGAAAGAAAGCTGGGTCGATGCTCTGTACGAAACTATCGAGGATAACGTTCTTGCGACTGTCCTCGTTCTTCACGAGCAGTTCGGCTTCGGGGAAAAGCGAATCGAACAGTATCTTGATGCGTTTGTAAAAATGGCAGATAAGCTCAATGCTGCTGCCGAGGACGAGATCAAGGATTTTAAGACGGGCGACTATCGCATCAAATACAAGCAGACTATAAGGGAGATTTTAAGGGTAACGACCCTGAACATAATGCCCGAACGGTTTTACAACGAGGTTTTTATCAAAGGTCACATCACGGCAAAGGACGTTGAAATGGAATCGGCGAGGCTAAAACGTCGGAAAGAACATATGCCGTTGTCATTTTCCGAAGCTGCAGAGCTGCAGGCGAAGATGCAGGCTTTCGGGGATTTTCTTAAAGACAAAGGAGTGAATAAAAATGCTTAAACTTCTGATTTGCTCTTTTGTTGGTTGGATAATCGGGAATTGCCTGTTTGGTATGGCAGACTGCATAACCGAAATTTTAGGAGGGAACGAAAATGGAAACTGAAAACAGCAAACGCACCGAATTGAAAGGGAAGTGGCTGCGTGAAGGCTATTCCTCAAATTCGCAAAGATACAAATGCAGTATCTGCGGCAAGATCGCATATTATCCATTCAAAGGAAGGCGAAAGCTCCCGAGCTATCAGAAGCCTTGCGATTACATGTACTGCCCATACTGCGGCTGTGAAATGAAGGTAAAGGAGCGTGAAGAAAATGAGTAAATCCGTTTTAATTTCAATTAAACCGAAATGGTGCGAGCTTATCGCAAACGGCAAAAAAACTGTCGAAGTCCGAAAGACAAAGCCAAAGCTGAAACCGCCGTTTAAGTGCTATATTTACTGCACAAAAGATAAGAATAATCATTTTTGGACTGGAAAGCGTTATTCTTATGCTGACGATCACAGCCACAATGCATTTGACAAGGGCGGAAACGGCAAAGTCATAGGCGAGTTTGTATGCGATAGAATTGACACAATTGATATCATTGATGATTCTATAATGACATATATACGTGTCAATCAACTCAGTCAACTCAGTCAATACTCAGACGTACGTATTACAGCCGAAACTTGCCTTAATATTGATCAATTACAACATTACCTCGACGAAAAGGAAGGATACGGCTGGCACATATCCGACCTCAAAATCTACGATGAGCCGCAAGAGTTAAGCGAGTTTGAGGGCTTGCGTAAAACGAAATTTGGGTATGAACCTATTGAAATTAAAAGACCGCCGCAGTCATGGTGCTATGTTGAGGAGTGTGAATAAAATGCGTGAAATATTATTCCGTGGAAAAAGAACTGACAACGGCGAATGGGAAACAGGTTCACTTGTTGCCATCAGAGCCGGTTGCAGCGATGAGCAAATATATATTACCGATAAAATGACAGGCTATAATACGCCTGTTCGCAAAGAAACCGTCGGACAGTTTACAGGTCTGATCGACAAGAACGGTACGAAGATTTTTGAGGGGGATATCGTCGAACTCGGCATCACCTATGAGATAAGCTACATCCAAAAATACACACGGTTCGCAGGCAGGAACAGCGGTTGTATCTTTTCAAGCCTGCCGTTTGATAAGGTCAGGGTCATCGGCAACATTCACGACAATCCTGAACTTTTGGAGGGCTGACAATGGTTGATATTAAAATTGGCGACAGGGTTGTTATGAACGATAAATATTTTGTGAGTAAGGAAAACAAGGGAAAAATTTGGACAGTACGTTCAAATCCGTGGAATTGTTGTGGAACAATCGTTGTATTACTTGAGGGAAAGTCTGGCGGGTATGCGATTGACGGTTTAAATATTATAGAAGGAAAGGAGATTGACAATGGCTGAAAAAGAATATATAAGCATTGACGCAGCTTATGACATAGGTACGCTTACAGATTGGTATATCAGTTCGGTTTCGCAGGACGATGCTCCAGTATGGACAGATGAGCATCTTGAAGAATTGCTTAACGATTTTTATGTTATCCCTAAAGATACACCTACCGTTGATGCCGCACCCGTGAAGCACGGACATTGGTCGCACTTAGGTGGCGACGAGTGGTGTTGTTCCAACTGCGGTCAAATAGTCACAACTGAAGGTAGCTGGGAACGCCCTTGGCAAAAGTTCTGCCCAAACTGCGGCGCACGAATGGACGGTGATGCAGATGCCAACGGCAATGACAATAAAACTCCCGAAACTTGACGCTCCCTGTAAAGGCTGCGAACAACGCGCTCGGAACGCTGTCACATCACTTGTGATAAATATAAGCAATTCGGCGAGGATTTGAGCAAATTTCGCTTTTACGAGCGCAAACAGCACGATGCTATAAGCGGAATGATACAGTCCTTACAGAACAGCAACACAAACTGTCGGCGGAAGTCGACTTGGAGGTGAACGGAATGACTGAGCATACTTGCGGAAAGCTTGACCGCTGCAAATATGCGGCGAAATGTCCGTATAAGCAGCGTCCTATGGTCGAATACCTTTGCTTTGAGCGCAAATGCACAAGTACGACGATGAAAAAGCAGGAGGCAAAAAATGACGGAAGATGAACGGCTCAAAAAACAGAAAGAGCGGTATGCAAGGCGCAAGGCGGAAAAACCGACCTTGTGCCGCATCTGCGGAAAGGTTGTGCCGCCGATATACACGCTGACAGGGCGAATGGCGTCACGGCATTATCACGAGGAGTGCATCATTGATGAAGCATACAAGGCTATACTCGACGGGTACACAATGAAAAATAATGCAGCTTTGCGGCGTGCCAAAAACTATGAGTACACAAGGGCTGAGATACTTGCAATTAAGCGGGGAAAGGGATAAAATAAGAATATGCAAAACAAGGAAAGATATGAAAATCTTGAAAAGTTTATCCCTTTAACTGTCGGCAAGTTTGATATCCCTGCAATAAAAGCTGATGATGTTGTGTACTCGGATTTTATCGGCTTCAATTATGCCAAGACCTACAAAATGCCAAAGGACAAAGCTGTACATTTTTTTCTTGATGACTACCAGTTTGCGAGGCTTTGGAACAAGCCTAATGATTATATCAATGTTTTATCGCAATTTTCTTGCGTACTTTCGCCTGATTTTTCGCTTTACGCGGATTTCCCTGTTGCGATGCAGATATACAATCATTACCGTAAGCACTGGCTGGCTGCATATTGGCAATATCTCGGGATAAAAGTAATTCCGACGATATGTTGGAGCGACAAGAAGTCCTTTGACTGGTGTTTTGACGGCGAACCTGTTGGCGCAACGGTGGCTGTTTCATCGGTCGGAACGCAGAACAGCAAAGCGGCAAAGGCGGCTTTTATGCTCGGCTATGATGCGATGCTTGAACGGCTCGCACCCGAAAAAATAATCTTTTACGGCAATGTTCCCGATGAATGCCGAGGGGACATAATACGAATAAAGGCATTTACAGACAAATTTAAGGAGGCTAAAGTCAATGGGCGGTAGAGGTAGTTCAAGTGCAGTTGGCGGCGGGGCAAGAAGTGGCGGAAGTAGTGCCGACAAAGCTGTCAGAGAAGCAAGCGGCGGTGTGATAATGAAAGACGCTCAAACGACTATCACAGCGACGGCAACAAAGCGTAACAGTAAAGCAAGGACAGAATACGACAAAGAAGTTTTAAGCACAACCGTTGATGCTAATGGTAACGTATCATTAGATTATGCCAAGGGCAGTTATAGCGGCAATTATGGAGATGAGGTACAAACAGTAACCTACTCGATAAAATCAGGATTTGTAAACGGACAGCCTGTTAATATGGACTTGTCAAAGGCTTCTTCGATATCGGGTAAAGCAACGTATTCTATCCGCGAAGCCGCAAAAGCAGCGGGAATGACGTGGCACCCTACAGCAAATGCGTATGTAAAAAAAGACCATTTAATTTTTACAAAAACAAATGTATCTAAATCAGAACTCGAAAAAATGAGCAGTAAAGAAGTTGACAAGATTTATCGTGCGCGGGCAATGAAAAAATTGCTGTCGAATGGTTACTCTTTTACCGAGGCTGATAGGAAAATGAAGAGTTTAACGAAAAAAACGAAGTCGGAGCAAATTGCTATTATAGCCCGTGAGTGAAAAGGATAATAAATAGCCCTAAAACGAACGGAATTGCCCCTTAAATCGATTTTAAGGGTTTGAGGGATAAATTTACTGTTGAAAAGCAAAACGGCTTAAATCGGCGTTATATTTTGAAATAGAGGGTATGCGAATGAGTACAGAGTTAAAAATCGAATATTTGCCGGTATCGGCATTAAAACCGTACAAGAAAAACGCACGGAAGCACAAAAAGCTTGATGTTGACAATATTGCAATGTCGATTGAAAAATACGGAATGAATGATGCAATTGGCATTTGGGGCAAGGATAACATTATCGTCGAGGGACACGGACGGCTGGAAGCGTGTAAAAAGCTTGGAATTGACACCGTGCCTGTTGTAAGGCTCGACCATTTGACGGACGATGAGCGCAGGGAGTATGCAATTGCTCGCAATGCGACTGCAGAGCTTTCCGAGTGGGATCTGGATATCCTCGGAGAGGAATTGGCGGAGATTGATTTGAGCGGGTTTGATTTTGACTTCAGAATTGAGGACGAGGAAGAAGAAACCGAGATTGCGGAAGATGAAGTACCCGAAGTTGACGAAGATGCAGAGCCGATTTCAAAGCTGGGCGATATTTGGAAGTTAGGCAGACACAGGCTGATGTGCGGAAATTCTCTTGCACAGGCTGATATTGATAATTTGCTTGGTGGGGCTAAATGCGAATTGACATTTACCGATCCTCCGTATCAGTTGGAAACACAGGGTGGTGGAATACTCAAAAAGGCAAACAGCATGAAACAAATCAAGCAAAATGGAGTTGATACATTTGACCCGTCCATGCTTATCCTTCAAAGCAAAACAAATATTTATTGCCATAACAAGCCTTTAATCAAGAAATACATCGAACTTGCAGAAACAAACAATCAGCCCTACGATTTGTGTTTTTACAAGAAACTTTGCGCCGTTCCTAATTACAAAGGGCACATGATGACAGACTGCGAATATATTGCAATCATTGGGAAACAAGACCCAAATAAGGGATTGCCGAAAGAAACATACTCAAAGTGTTATATTGGCAAGAAAGACAATGATAACGAGTTGAGTTATTCAAAGCCCGTGGAACTATGTGCAAAGTATATTCAGCTTTATGGGAAAAACAACATTTTGGATTTGTTCGGAGGTAGCGGTTCAACCCTTATCGCTTGCGAACAGTTAGACCGAACTTGCTACATGATGGAACTTGACCCCAAGTATTGCGATGTCATTATCAAGCGGTGGGAAAAATTCACGGGCGAAAAGGCGGTGCTTATCAATGACTGACACAAAGGCGGAAATCGCAAGAGTTGAAAAGGCACTTGCTGAAACAAAATCTCCCTCTTTGAAAAGGGACTATGAAAAGTATTTAAGAAAGTTATATAGGCGATTAAAAAGGGGTGAGTAAATGCCCAAAAAGAGACCGCCTAATGCAGAAGCAACGGAGTTCCGAAGCGGTGAGCAAGCGGTGGAAAACGGGAGAAAAGGTGGCGTTAATTCGGGCATTGCAAGGCGAGAAAAAAAGACTGTTCAAAAGATATTAAATGACTTTCTTTCAACGGCGGCGAAGGATAATCCGCAAGTGTCGAAATTGGCGGCGAAGATAGGGCTAAAGTCTGATGACAGCATAAAGGATTTATTTACCATCGCATGCACACTTAACACGCTGAAAAATGGCGAGCTGAAAGACCTTGAATTAATGATGAAGCTGCTCGGAGAAACTCCACAGTCCGAAAGCTCCGAGGCTGCACAACAGGCTGAATTTTTAGATGTGCTAAAAAAGGCGGTAAGCAATGAAGATCAGTGAGTTCTCGGCAAAGCAAGCGGAAATCTTAAAGTTTGCGTACAGCGAAGAAAGCGTGCTTATATGCGACGGAGCTGTGCGAACCGGAAAAACTATTGTAATGACAATTGCGTTTTCGCTGTGGGCTATGACCAACTTTAACAAGACTAATTTTGCGATATGCGGTAAAACGGTTGCAAGCGCAGAGCGAAACATCGTCCGACCCTTTATGCAGATAGACGGGCTGCCTTTTAAGCTTAAATACAGCATATCAAAACGAATGCTGACTATTGGCTGCGGAGAAAAAGAGAATTATTTTTATCTTTTCGGAGGCAAGGACGAAAGCTCGCAGGCTCTTATTCAAGGTCTGACCCTCGCAGGCGTGCTTTTTGATGAGGTGGCGTTAATGCCGAGGTCATTTGTCGATCAAGCAATAGCCCGAACATTATCGTTCAAGGCGGCTAAGTTGTGGTTTAACTGCAACCCCGAATCGCCTAACCACTGGTTTTACACCGACTGGCTGACAAACCCCGATAAGCCTAAAAAGCACTTGCATTTTTTGATGCAGGATAACCCGATAATGGGAGCGGAAGAGATAGCCCGAGCGGAAAAGATGTTCGCAGGAGTGTTTTATCTGCGCTTTGTTTTGGGTGAGTGGTGTATGACCGAGGGGCTTGTTTACGGCAGCTTCGGCGAGGGAAATATCACGGACGAAACGCCCGAAAACGGCGAGTATTACATCAGCATCGACTACGGCACACTTAACCCGTTCTCTGCGGGGCTGTGGTGCGTTTTGGGCGACAAAGCGGTGCGCATCAAAGAGTATTATTACAGCGGCAGAACCACCAATATACAGCGGACTGACGAGGAATACTGTGATGATATTGTTGAGCTTGCAAAGGGATATAACGTGCGTCAGCTTATTATTGACCCGTCTGCGGCATCGTTTATAACGGCGATACACAAGCGCGGCTTTTCCGTGCGTAAAGCCAACAATGATGTGCTTGACGGCATAAGACGGACGGCTGTAATGCTTAAAAACGGCAATATCAAAATACATCGCAGCTGCGCAAACAGCATTGCGGAGTTTGGTCTTTATCGGTGGGACGATAAATCGACGGAAGACCGAGTTATCAAGGAAAACGATCACGCAATGGACGAAATTCGTTATTTTTGCAATACAATAATGAAATTCAAGGTTGGTAAACAATCAGGCGGCTTCTTTTTTTGATTGGAGGTAATTAATGACTTATCAGGACTTTGAAAAGGCGGCAACAAACACGGGACTTGCGAGTGCCGTAAAAACTGCCGTGAATGCTTGGAAAAACGGCACAACATACAATACAGCGGTCGATGCGGACAGCTATGACCGCCACAAAAACATTACGCTCGCAAATATCAGCGCAATGAAAGCGGAAATGGGTAAGCGGCTTTACGGCAACGCTGGCAACGATGCAAAAAGCGAGATATCGAGTAACTTTTTTCACCGCCTGAACACGCAGCGCTGCAATTATCTTCTCGGCAACGGTTTGAGTTTCCCCGAGAAAGAAACAGGCGGTCGGTTTGGAGCAAAGTTTGATACGCTTGTCAAGGATATTGCGTACAAGGCACTTATTCACGGCGTTTGTTTTGGTTACTGGAGCGACAAGCTGTACTGCTTTGAGGTCACGGAGTTTGCGCCGCTTTGGGACGAGGAAACGGGCGTGCTTATGGCAGGTGTGCGCTTTTGGCAGATAGCACCGAGTAAGCCGACGTTTTATGTGCTTTACGAGGCGGACGGATACACCAAATTCGTTGATAAGGACGGCGTAATGCAGCTTACTGACGATAAGCACGGTTATATACAGGTAGTAAGCAAGACGGAGATTGACGGCGAAATGATTGTCGGCGAGCGGAATTATTCTGCGCTGCCTATTATCCCGATGTGGGGCAGTAAACTCCACCAGTCAACACTTATCGGCTTGCGCTCGGCTATTGATGCTTACGATATCGTCAACAGCGGCTTCGCTGACGACCTTAACGAGATGCAGGAAATTTTCTGGATTCTGCAGAATTACGGCGGAATGAATCAAGACGACTTGACGAAATTCTTCCGCCGTTTGAAGTGGTTTAAGGTTGCCGAAATGGACACATCGGACAGCGGAACAATAACGCCGTATAAACAAGAAGTGCCGTATCAGAGCAGACAGATTTTTCTTGACAATATCCGCAAGCAGATGTACGAGGGCTTCGGCGCGCTTGATGTACACCAGCTTTCCGCAGGCTCTACCAACGACCACATCGACGCTGCTTATCAGCCATTAGACGAAGAAGCGGACGACCTCGAATTCCAGGTTATCGAGTTTGTTCAGCAGTTGGGCGCACTTCTCGGTATTGATGAGGGGAAATGCACACCACAGTTTAAGCGAAATCGTATCAGCAACCAGTCCGAACAGGTCGCAATGATCGTGCAGGAGGCGGCTTGGCTTGACGAGGAAACGATAATCAAAAAGCTGCCGAACATCACGCCCGACGAAATCGACGATATAATGGCAAGAAAGGCAGCAGAAACGATTGACCGAGGCTTTGGCGGTGGTGGTGAATAATGGCTGATTATGCACACAACGAAACGGACAAGCGCATTGCGGAGCTTGAAAGGCGGCTTTCCGAGGAATACAAGCAGGCGTACAAGGAAACCAAAAACAAGCTTGAAAAATATCTGTCCGATTTTAAGCGAAAGGACGAAGAAAAGCGGCAGAAAGTTGAGAACGGAACTCTATCCGAAAAAGAGTATAAAGTGTGGCGGCAAAATCAGATGCTTACGGGGCAGCGGTGGACGAATATGGTTGACACTCTCGCAAAAGATATGAATAGCGTAAACGTCATAGCTGCGCAGATAGTCAGCGGAGAGATGCACGAAACGTTCTCGCTTAATGCGAATTATTCGGCGTATGAGATAGAAAACGGGTATCGGCAGAATTACGGCTTTACGCTCTATGACAAGGACACCGTAAATCGGCTTGTTTCCGAGAATCCCGACCTCTTGCCCGAGCCGAGTGTTGATATTCCTGCTGACCTGCGCTGGAACAAGCAGAAAATCGTATCAAACATCACGCAGGCGGTTTTACAGGGCAAGTCTATCTCCGACATAGCCAAGTCAATGGCGGACGTTGTTGGAATGAATAAAGCTTCGGCTGTCCGCAACGCCCGAACCGCAATGACGGGAGCGCAGAATGCAGGACGGCAGCAGGCTTATGAGCGTGCCGAGGCTATGGGAATAAAGCTGCAAAAAGAGTGGATAGCAACGCTTGACGGCAGAACCCGACACTCACACGGTATGGCTGACGGGCAGAAAGTAGACATAAACGGTATGTTTAAGGTTGGTGGCTGCAAAATGCGCTACCCCGGGGACGTTGCAAACGGAACGGCGGAAGAAATTTATAATTGCCGCTGCACAATGGCGACGGTAGAACCACCTGAGATAATGCAGGGTGACGGCGAGCGAATGACTTATTCCGAGTGGTTGCAGAGCAAGAAAGGGGGAAAATAATGTCTGATATCGAAGTAAATTTTCAGAGCAACGGCGAAGAGATCGGCGAGCTGTTTGAGCAGGCTTGCGAGAGAGCATTGACAAGAATAGGCTTGCAGGGTGAAAGCTTTGCGAAGAGAAAATGCCCCGTTGACACTGGAAATTTGAGAGACAGCATATCAAACAAAGTCGAGATGAGCGAGAAATCGGCGTATATCGGAACGAATGTTGAATATGCGCCGTAAATGTGCGGCTTTAGATAGAAATATCTATTGAAAAATCGAGCAAAATCGGTAAAAACCACTTGAATTTTATCTCCGAATATGGTACAATATAAGAAGAAGTTGGAACACGGAGGTAAATATGAAAAATATTAGAAGAACAAACGATTTAACAGGAAAAAGATTTGGAAAGCTTGTAGTTTTGGGACTTGATGACAGAGGGACACGCAAAACATATTGGGTTTGTCAATGCGATTGCGGAAAGGTGAAATCTGTTCGTTCTGATGCGTTGCAATGCGGAGCAATTCGCTCTTGCGGCTGCTTAAAAAAAGAGCAAGACCGAATTAATCTTACTGCAAATCATAGTCATAAACAGAGCAACACAAGAATTTATCGTATATGGCAAGGCGTGAAAAAACGTTGTGAAAGTCAAAGCGACGCAAGATATATGCGATACGGCGGCAGAGGAATAAAAGTTTGCGAAGAATGGAAAAATAGCTTTGAAACTTTTTTTGAGTGGGCGCTAAACAATGGCTATACAGATAGCTTAACCATTGACAGAATTGATAACAATGGAAATTATTGTCCAGAAAACTGCAGGTGGGTTGATATCAAAACTCAATGCAACAACAGGGAAAGCAACATAAAAATTAAAATTGGGAATACCACAAAATCGCTTTTGGAATGGTGCGAGATTTTTAATGTTGACTATTCCGCCGTCAACGAAAGATATAACAGAAACGGCTTTATTTCTGTAAATGATTTGTTCAATAATGTTGGTCAATACCGAGGTAATCAGCAGACCGCTGACACCGTAGAGCGTAGCGAATGAGCGTTATGGAAGCAATAATTTCGCCAAGAGTGCTTGACATCTGAAAAGATGATGATGTACGCCGAACTTGCACGATAGTAAAGTGTAAGAAGTAAGAGATAAAAAGCTTTTACGTTAACAAAATGATGTTGAACTTGGCACATCGAAAGCGGCGGCTCAACCTTTTTTGAAGCCTGCCGCAACAGAGCATAGCGGTGTTTATAAGCGGATAATCGAAGACGAAATGAAAAAACTTTGACCGTCCTTGTTTTTGGCACTTAAATTATGATATAATACACGCAAATAGCTGTGAAACGTTGATTTTTAAGACGTTTTGCGGCTATTTTTATTTTTTTACGGAAAAATCTGCGAAGAACAGCGGATTTTATAAAAAAACTATCATAATTGCGAGGAACTGCAACCGAGGGAAAGGACGATAGAAATGGCATTAACAAGGAAGTTGCTCAAAGGAATGGGCTTGACCGATGAACAGGTTGAATCTGTGATCGAAGCGCACACAGACGTTGTTGACGGGTTGAAAGATGAGCTTGCGGAAAGCAAAAAAAGCGCAGCAAGGCTGGCGGAAGTTGAAAAGGAATTCAACGACCTTAAAGCAAACGGTGACGGCGGATATAAAGAGAAGTACGAGAAAGAACACACGGACTTCGAGGCTTATAAGACCGAGATCGCAGGAAAAGAAACACAGGCACAGAAGACTAACGTTTTCCGGAAGCTGCTTGAAAAGGCAAACATCAGCAAGGCACACATCGAAACGCTTATCGACACAAAAACCGCCGAAAAGCTTATAAATGAACTTGAAATCAAGGACGGAAAGGCTGTTGACGAGGATAAGGTATCAAAGGCTATTGCCGATACCTGGGGCGGTTATGTCGAGCATACGGAGAATAAACCAACAGGGGCGGCAAATCCACCGAGCAACACAGGCGGCGGCACAAAAACAGTCAGCGAGATAATGGCTATTAAGGACGGAACGGCAAGAAGAAAGGCAATTGCCGAAAATCTGTCGCTCTTTGAGGGAACGCCGACCGCAGAATAACAACAAGAAAGGGTTGATATTATGGCAGCAGAAACTAATACAATTATGCAGGCTGACCTTGCGAGAGCAAGAGTTATTGACTTTAACCTCCAGTTTACGGGATCTATTACTAAGCTTATCGAAGCACTTGGCATAACGCGCAAAATTGCCGTCCAGGAGGGCGCAGTGCTTAAAATGCTTAAAGTCACTGGTACACTTGCGAGCGGCGAGGTTGCTGAGGGCGAGCTTATCCCTCTCAGCAAGTATAAGACAACGGAAACTCCCGTCGGCGAGGTAAAACTCGACAAGTGGAGAAAGGCAACAACCGCAGAAGCTATCCTTAAAGGCGGCTACGATCAGGCGGTAAGTTCGACCACAGAGCAGATGGTTAAGGACATCCAGAAAACTATCCGAACCAAGCTGTTTACGTTTATGGGAACAGGCACAGGCACGGCAACAGGTGTTGGCTTGCAGGCGGCACTTGCTAATGCGTGGGGAAGGCTTTCCGTACTTTTTGAGGACGATGCTGTGGAAACGGTTTACTTCCTCAATCCTATGGACATTTCCGACTACCTCGGCACAGCACAGGTAACTATGCAGACCGCTTTCGGAATGACTTACATCGAGAATTTCCTCGGTCTTGGCACGGTATTTCTCAACAGCAACGTTCCGCAGGGCAAGTTCTACGCGACAGCTAAAAACAACATTGTAACATATTACATCAATGTTGGAACAAGCGAAATCGCAAGAGCGTTTGACCTCACAACTGACGAAACGGGTTATATCGGCATCAACGAATATCCCGAAAAGGACACAGCGAGGGTCATTGACCTTGTTATGTCGGGCGTGACATTCTTCCCCGAGCGTCAGGATGGTATCGTTGTAGGTACAATCACAAAGGCAGCAGCGGAAGCATCGACGAAGTAAGCACTAAATAAAGGAGCGGCATTATGTTATCCGAGATTTTAGCGTATTTGCACAACTATTTTGTCGTAAGCACACACGACGGAGTTTTTGAGATCATCGGCAATAGCATTATGCCGCTTGATTTTTTGCAAAACGGTCAATATTTCCGTATTGTCGGCAGCATTTTTAACGACGGGGTATACTGCTATGCTGATGACTTGCAGCTTATAGACGAGGTTTTTGAGGGCAAAATCGAGGCTTTGGCAATACCCAACGACCTTTTAAAGCTTGCCGATGAAATAACAGCATATATGGCAAGTGACGATGCAAAGCCGACTGCTTTTACATCGGAAAGCTTTGGCGGTTACTCATACAGTAAAGCAACCGACAGCAGCGGAGCGGCGGCATCGTGGCAAACGATATTTGCGGCAAGGTTAAGGCGGTGGCGCAAGATATGAGCCTTTTAACGGACAAATTCGAAAGCTTTGTGGAGCTGGAAAAAACGGTAACGCCCGACGGCTTGGGCGGCTATATCGTTGACTGGCGAGAGAGCGCAGAGTTTAAAGCCGCTATCACGTTTAACAGCTCTATGCAAGCCAAAATTGCGGCGGCTATGGGAGTAAAATCGTTGTACACAGTCACGACACGCAAAGACTATGTGCTGTATTATCACGATGTTATCAAGCGGCTTTCCGACGGCAAAATATTCCGCATTACGTCAGACGGGGACGACAGTTACACGCCGCCGTCGGCTCGGCTCAATATGCGGCAGGTCACAGCGGAAGAATGGGCTATTCCCGACACGTTAAGCGAGGTGGCGGACGATGACTAAAGAGGCGGCATTGCATTATTTTTGGTCATCGTTTGGTTGGACGACTTATGAGGCAACAAGCGTTCCTACGGGCGACAATGCGCCGAAATTTCCATATTTGACATACTCGGTGTCAACAGACAGCATCGGACAGTCTGTCGCGCTTACGGCTGATTTATGGTATAGAGGTACATCGTGGACGATAGTCAACGACCTTTGCCAGCGCATTTCTGACGCTATCGGCAGCGGCGGCAAGATAATAAGCTGTGACGGTGGTTGCATTTGGCTTAACCGTGAATCACCGTTTGCACAAAATATGAGTGACCCGAACGATGACCTTATAAAACGAAAACACATAAACATATCCGCCGAGTTTATGACGGCGGACTGACAACAAGGAGTGAAGAACAATGAAATTTAATAAAATCCCTGCAACTACCTTTGCCGAGCTGCAGCTCGGTGCAGGAATCATTGTAAAAAAGTTTACGCCTGCAACGGGAAGCGTTGACATTGCGGACATTGTAGGTGCTACGACTGGCGGTGTGACCTTTACGGCAACGCCGACTTTCTCCGACTATGGTTCGGACATTGACAACTGCCCGACAAATATGAAAGAGCTGAAAAGGCTTGACGAGTGGGCGGCAACAATGACAGGAACGTACATTACCGCTTCAACGGCGGCTGCAAAGGGACTTATAGCTGCTGCGGATATTGATACTGCCGATGAAACACACATTATCCCGAGGAATGACCTTGAAGACACGGATTTTACCGACCTTTGGTGGGTGGGTGACTACTCAGACAAAACGGGAGCAACAAACGGCGGTTTTATGGCTATCCACCTCAAAAATGCGCTGTCAACGGGCGGTTTCAGTGTCAAGTCGGCTAATAAGGCAAAGGGTCAGTTTGCGTTTACTTACACCGCTCATTACTCAATGGATAACCAGAACGATGTACCTTTTGACGTGTACATCAAGGCAGGCACAGCAGAAGCTTAAAAGGGAGAATAAATGATGAGAAAACTTTCCGAAATTAAAGGCGAAGAGGCACTTGACGTTCTCGCCGAGATAATCGAGCCTGCGGCAGAGATTTTCACTGACGAAAACGTAAAAAATGCGCTTAAAGTGGAAAATAACAAGGCAAAGGCTGCGAAAATTATCTTGAAAGACCACAACAAGGCGGTTTTAACGCTTATGGCGGCGTTAGAGGGCGTTCCAGTTGAGGAATACCAGCCAACATTATTTGCTCTTCCCTCGCTTATTCTCGGGGTTCTCAACGACCCCGAACTCAACAGCCTTTTTTAATTGCAGGGCAGCGGGAGGGCAGCGAAATCCTATGGCTCTGTATCGGAGAATTTCGCGGCAATAATATACGCTCGTTTATGCGGTATGCTTTTTCACGCTATACGTCACATCAGCGTGACACGGCGTACCGCATTTATGTTTGTGAGAGTTTACGGGCAATTCCAAAAGGGTCGTATCTCGAAGCGCATTTTGCGGACATCATCGACCCGAAGCCGCCCGAACCCGAGCGAACATTCGATGAAATTGTCGCAGGAGTTCTCGGAAAATTAACGTAAAGGGGTGAGAAAATGGATTTATTTGACTTATTTGCGAAGATAACGCTTGACACAAGCGAATATGAGGACGGCTTGAAAGATGCCGAAAGCAAAACATCAAAATTTGCTGATACTTTAAAAAACGGTCTTGCGACTGCCGCAAAAATCGGTGCGGCGGCTATCGGTGCGGCTGCAACAGGTATCAGCGTGCTTGTAAAAAACAGCGTGGACGCTTACGCAAACTACGAGCAGCTTGTAGGCGGCGTTGAAACGCTTTTTGCTAATGCATCGGATAAGGTACAGGAATATGCCGCAAGAGCGTATGAAACCGCAGGAATGAGCGCAAACGAATATATGGAGCAGGCAACAAGCTTTGCCGCTTCGCTTGTAAATTCTCTTGCAACGACCACAGAACAGGTTGAGGGGACAGTTACAGAGGCGACTATTGAGAACCTTAACAAGAGCCTTGAAGCGACCAAAGATGCGCAAGAAAAAAGCCTCGACATAAAAAAGAGGGCGCAAGAAGATGAGCTTGAAGCTGTTGAAAAAAGCAACGATGAAAAAATCAAGCTTTTGCAGGAATCGCAGGAAAAGGAACTCGAAGACTATGAGAAGCTTGTAGATGAGAAAATCAAGCTTATCGACAAGCAGTACAACGAGAATCTGAAGCTTGTTGACGAAGAAAAATACAACCGCTTGCAGGCTGTTCAGGCGGAGATCGATGCTATCAATGCAGAGCAGGCGGCAGACGATAAGGCGGCACAGAAAAAGGCAGAGGACGAAAAAAAGGCATCTTTACAGGAAAAAATCAACAACGCAAAGGACGATGAAGAGCGTAAATCGGCACAGGCTGACCTTGACAAATATCTTGCAGAGTTGGAAGCGAAGCGAATTGAGGAGAGCCGAAAGGCACGTATCGAGGAGCTTAAAACCCAAAAGGACGAGATCAAGCAGGAAGCCGAGGATAAGAAGACCGAACTTAAAAACCAACGTGACAATGAGGTTGCTGCTGAAAAGGAAAAATCGGCGGCAAAAATAAAGGAAATGAAGTCGGCGCACGCTGATGAACTCGCCGAGCAGAAAGAAGCCAACAGTGCGATCGTCAAGGAAATAAAACGCTCGCAGGAAGATGAATTGCAAGCTATCAAAGACAGCAATGTGAAAAAGCTGTCCGAGATGAAAAATTACATAGCCGAGCAGAAAAAACTTGTAACAGACGGAACAACTGACGTTATTAATAAGACACCTGAGGTTTACAATCAGGCGGCTGACATTGCTGATATGATAATGACCGATATGTCGGACAACGTCAATAAAATGGGTTCATCAATGGAGAGCATACAGAACGCCTATAATGGTTTTGCAAAGCAGAATTACACAATGCTCGACAACTTAAAGCTTGGCTATGGCGGTACTCAGGCTGAAATGCAGCGTTTACTTGACGATGCGGAAAAGCTTTCGGGCGTGAAGTATGAACTTGGAAATTTTGCGGATATGTCGCAGGCTATACACGTTATACAAACGGAAATGGGTATCACGGGAACGACAGCAAAGGAAGCATCGACCACCATTTCGGGAAGCTTTGGGGCGGCTAAAGCGGCCTGGGAAAACCTTGTGACAGGTATTGCGGACAAAGATGCAGACCTTAGCGGACTGATTGATAATTTTATTGAAAAAGTTAAAGTTGCAGCTCAGAATGTAATGCCCGTTGCGGAAAAGGCACTTGACGGAGCGGCAAGGCTTATTGAGGGACTTTTGCCGATAATCGCAAAAACGCTTCCGACGGTTATTTCAGACGTTTTGCCTGACCTTATGGACGCTGCTATCAGCTTTGTTTCAACGCTCGGTGCAGGTATTTCCGAAAACCTTGAACCGCTGATGAACTCGGCGTTTGAGGTAATAAATTCGCTCGTGAATTTTATAATCGAAAACGCCCCTGCTTTGCTTGAAGCGGCTATCACGATAATGTCAACGCTTATTTCGGGCATTGCCGAGCAGCTTCCGACACTTATTCCTGCGGCTGTACAGCTTATCTTTGACCTCACAGCTGCACTTGTGGACAATGTAGACCAGATAGTCGATGCATCGGTCGCACTTATTGACGGCTTAACAAAGGGCATTATCAATTCGCTGCCGATACTTTTAGAGCAGATGCCTGTAATTATTGGCAAAATAACTAAGGCATTTATCGAGGCATTTCCCGACCTCGTTATAGCAGTTGTCGAGGCAGTAGCTAATATGCGTTTAGCTGTTGTCGATATGTTTCCCGAGATGATAGATGCGGTGGGTGCGACAATCGGCGAAATTGGAATGGCTATTGCCGACGGTGCGGACGACTGGAACGAGAAATTTGAGAATTTTGGCGAAAAAATGTACGACTGGACGCAGAATTTTAAGGGAAAAATCAAGGAAGCTTGGGATAAAATAATTGACAACGTGACCGAGTTTTTGACCCCTGCATTTGACCTCGGCAGACAGTTTATGGAGAAGCTTATCGACGGCATTGTAAACGGCGTTACAAACATCAAAGAGAAGCTTTCGGAGGGCATATCAAAAATAACGGACGGCGTAAAAGACTTTTTCGGTGGGTTGTTTGGCGATACGAGCGTTGATTTAAATTTTGCGGCAAACACAAAATCAGCAGAGGGCGGCAGCGCATACAGCAACGGCAAAAACATCATTATCAATCAAAGTAACACTTTCGGCGCTAATCAGACACTTGCCGACCAAGAAAAGGCAAATCAGCGGCTTGCGGCGGCACTGGCTAAGTAAGGCGGTGGCTTATGGTAGTATCAAACAAATACACATTGCGGTATAACGGCACAGACCTGACGTACAGAAATGGCTTTCTCGTTGTCAATTGGAGTGGCGGCGGCATTAGTGATGTCGCTGCTACAATTCCATACGGCTCGGGAGACGGGGCATATATAAGCCAATACAGAGCCGCAGACAGACAGATAATCATCAACATCAAAGTGTTTACGGAAGTGCAAAAACGAGCATTACAGCGGCTTTTCGGGCAGCGCAAGAGCGGTACTTTGACATACATTCCCGACAATGACGAGGACGAGGCAAAAGAGATAGATTGCGTGCTTACATCAATGCAGTCCAATAGCAGTGAGTTTCCACAGACAATTCCGGTCACGCTTTTATGCCCTTATCCTCTATGGCGCGGCAAGGTCAAGCAGGTTGAGCAGATTTGCGGAGATATGGCTTGCTGGCGGTTTCCGTGGAAATTCCCGTCAAAGCAGGACTTTGTTTTTGCTCGCTCAAAAAGCGGTAACTCCGTTATTTTTGACTATGAGGGGACACTTCCGACGGGGTTTGTTACTGTCATAAAAACCAAGCAGACATTATCGTATATAAAGCTTATCGACTTTTATGCAAAAAAGCATCTGTATATTGAGTGTACTTTTCCCGAGGGTGCAGAGATAGTCATTGACACTCAAAGCGGCACAAAAGGCGCGAAATGGCGCAGGCAGGGCGAGCAGAAATATACAGACATATCCGAGCGCATCGAGTGGGGGTCAACGTACCTTACACTTGAAAGTGGACAGAACCGAATACAGCTGTCAACGAGTGTCGGGACGGACGGAATTGACGCATATATTGAGTACACAGAAAAATCGGGAGGCGCATAAATGGAGATTTACAGTTACCACATCGACGGCGACTATTTAACGCTTGACGGCGTTTGCGACGAATGGTTTGAGATTTTGTGGACGCGGCGATTTTTCAAGGGCGATGATTTTACGATTACGCTCCCCCCGACCTCAAAAAATATCGAATTGTTTTCCGAGGGAAAGGTCATTGAGTTGGCAAAGGTCAACCCATTGACAGGAGCATCGGAACACGCTGGAATCATCACGTCAACCGAGATCACTTCGGGGGAAAAAGCTGTCCTGACGGTTTCAGGGCAAAATTTTGTCGGGCTTCTCAGCCGTCGAATCCTTGCTGATTATGCGCTTGGCGACACAACTATGACGGTTCTGCGAAAAAACGCAGGCGACCTTGCACAACAAAACCGTCAGTTAGGGGCAACTACATTTGACAGCAACGTTGATTGCCCTGCTTATCAGGCGGGACAGATGCTGTTTAAGCGGTTATCTGATTTTGTCGGAAATATCGCATCGGTTAAAGGGTGGAGCTTACAGTCGCACATAGCACACGATAAATCAGGCGCACAAATTGTTATGAGTGGACGGCAAAGTGTTGACCGTTCAGTTTCGCAGGCAAATGTCGCACACGTTATCTTTTCCGATGTTTCGGAGACGGCAACGGATTTTGAGCGGCAGCACTCCGACAACGGAGCTGTAACAGGCGTTGTTGTAGGTTCTCCAAAACAGTATAACGGCAGCAGTCATATTGATGTCGAGCAGTACATCGGCTTTTTTGGTGACGCTCAAAGTTACAGCAGAATCGAAAAATATCAAAGCATTTCGCCCGTAACAAAAAAAGAATATCGAGATAAAGTTGAGTGGACAGTGCTTGACGAGTGGGAAACGTTTCGTGCGGCCGATGAAATGGCGGCGGCAAGTTATGTTTTGGCGACCGATTTCTTCGGCGCAAACATCGTTATAAATGGTGACTGGGAGAGCAAATTTGCTGTCGGTGACGTTGTGACCGTGCAAAACACGGCGTGGAGCGCAGTGGCAAACAAGCAGGTCACAGAAGTGCGCGAATACTGGGGAGCAGACAATATCACAGTAACGGCGACTTTGGGCGAGCCGCAAAAAACACTTGCGGAAATTTTAAAGAAAGGGTGATAATTATGGCAACCGAATATGGTTTTTTCCCAGATGTGGCATACGGACCCGACGATTTTACATCGTATTTTCGGGACTTTTACACAAACGGCATTAAAGCCGAGGACACAAGTTATTTTGCGGTCAAAGAGAAAAGCGGAATGACTTTGACAGTCAAAAAGGGCATTGCATACATTGACGGGCATTATTACAGACCGTCTGCGGATTTAACGGTAACTCTTGCGGAGAGTGACACAGAGTTTGACCGCATCGACCTTATCGAGGTCAAGTGTGATTATGTCACAAACAAGGTGTATGCAGACGTTATTGCAGGTGAGCCTTCGGGCACGCCGACCATACCTAAATTACAGCGTGATGCATCGGCTTACTGTCTTGGTTTGGCGGCTGTCACAGTCAAGGCAAACGCGGCGAAGGTAACTCAGGCAGACATCAAGGATTTGCGCTTTGACACAAATTTCTGCGGAGTGGTTGTAGGCAAAATCAGCACAATATCAACGACAGACCTTTTTGCGCAGTATCAAAAGACTTGGGACGATTTTATTTCTCAACTCGGCAAGGACGACCACATCACGCTTGACACAGCCGACCACAAAGCGAGGGCGGATATTATGGCTGTCAAAAGTCAGCTGCCGTTTAGTGCAACCGGACTTATCACAATATAACAGGAGGCAATTATGGTTTACAGTGAGACAATAAGAGCAAACAAAACTTGGGTTTGTCCTAAGGCGGGCATCTATAAAATTATTTGCGTCGGCGGAGGCGGCTCGGGGGCTGCATCATTAAAAACTACGTCAGACGCAGCGACAAGCGGCACAGCAGGCGGCACGACGGCTTTCGGCACATATTTGTCAGCTTCCGGTGGTGTTACGGGTGCTGACGCTTACAAAAAAGGATATATAAGTAATGGCGGCAGTGCTATTAATGGCTACAACGGCGCATCGGTGTATGGCACGCCAAATACGGCGAGTGTAACGGGCTGCGGTTATGGAGCGAGCGGAGCGGTTTACTCAAAACCAGGAAACGTTTTTGTGAGCGGTGGACAGCCTGGCGAGGTTTGCTCAGGTCTTTTTGACATTGAGGCAAGTCAGCAGGTAGCTTGTACAGTCGGCAAAGGTGGCACAGGGGCAACAGCAAGTGAGAGTACCACAGGGCTGGTGTGCTGTTATCCCGGTGCGGACGGCGCGATAATGATACAGTATCTCGGCGAGAGTATGTAAGGAGGTAACAATTATGTACGCTTATGTAATTAACAACACAGTGAGAGAGCTTATCCCCGACATTGACGAGGCGTTTCCGAGCGTGCCTATCGAGCAGAGATATCCGTCTGACGTACTTGATAAGTGCATACACGTTGCCGATGATGCGGGCGTGAGGGTCGGTATGATTTACAACGCTGATACGGGAGAGTTTAAAGAGCCTGAGGTCGTGCCGATATCACCGATGCCTGAGGATATCGAGGGCGCAAAGGCTTATAAAATAGCGGAGAGCAAGGACAAACTTGCAGAATGGCTTGCAAACCACCCTATAACATATAAGGACGGTAAGCAATACAGCGTGACCGCCGAGAAGCAGTCGCTTTTAAACGGCAACTTATCATCGTATGAGCGCGCACAGGGAGCAAGTCCAAGCGTAAAATATCCGCTGCGCTGGAACGCAACAGGCGAGGAGTGTACCGAGTGGGAGTATGAGGATTTGGTTGGCTTATCCCTTGCTATTGCGGCTTATGTTGCGCCTAAGGTTGCAGAGCAACAGGCTATTGAGATAGCTATTAATGCTTGCTCGACAATTGAGGAGCTTGACGGGGTCGTGATATCGTATGAGTAAGTTCAAAAAGTACGGCGTGCTTGCCCTTATTGGCGGTATTATTTACGGGGCGCTTGAAATATTAATTCGGGGGCATACCCATTGGACTATGATTATTTTGGGCGGTAGCTGCTTTGTGGCGGTCGGTCTTATCAATGAGATCATACCGTGGAATATGCCACTGACTGTGCAGATGCTTATAGGCTCTATCATCATTACGACGTTGGAGTTTTGTTGTGGGTGCATCGTCAACATTTGGCTCAAATGGGACATTTGGGACTACTCTTCCGAGTGGGGAAACTTACTCGGACAGATTTGTCCGAAATTCTCGGTGATATGGTATTTTGTATCATTGGTGGCAATATTGCTTGATGATTACTTGCGATATTGGCTATTTGATGAGGAGATGCCACATTATAAGATTTTTTGAGGAGGGATAAAATGACTATAACTGATGCTTTGCTTACGCCGAACAAGTATTCCCGACCGCAGATACCTTTGAAAAGTGTGAAAAAGGTAGTCCTGCACTATGTCGGAAACCCGAAAAGCTCGGCTATGGCTAACAGAAACTACTTTGAAAATCAGAAGAGTGGTGGGAGATATGTTTCTTCGCACTATATTATAGGCTTGGAGGGTGAAATACTGCGCTGTGTTCCCGAAAATGAAGTTGCTTACTGCTCAAATCAGGCTAACACATACAGTATCAGTATTGAGTGCTGTCACCCCGATGCTACGGGGAAGTTTACCGATGCGACAACGGCTTCTGCGGCTGAACTTTGCGCTTATCTGCTTAAAAAGTATGGGCTGTCGGTCAATGATCTTATACGTCATTATGATGTGACGGGCAAGCAGTGTCCGCTTTGGTTTGTGCCGACTAAATATCAATCTGCCGATGTTGCTAATGCTCGGTGGGCTGGGTTTAAGGCGCTTGTTTTGGGGAAAATGGGGTGTGACACTGCACCCGCAGCGCAGAAAAAGTCCTTTAAGGTGAAGATCCTGGACGATGCGCTCAATGTCCGCAAATCAGCAGGTGTGAAAAATCCAATCGTTGACGTTATACACAAGAACGAGGTTTACACCATTGTTGACATAAAAAAGGTCGGTTCTTCCGAATGGGGAAGATTAAAGTCAGGTCTCGGTTGGGTAAATATCGGGACTAAGTATGTTAAAAGAGTTTAGGAGGTACAGAAAATGAACTGGAAGAAGAAGCTTTCAAGCCGTAAGTTTTGGGCGGCAATCTCGGGCGTTGTAATCAGCGTAATGGTGGCTTTTAACGCTGACGCAGGTTCGCAGGAAAAGGTCACGGGTGTTATCACGGCGACAGGCACATTGGCAATATATATGCTCGCCGAGGGCGGCGCAGACAAGGCGGCTGTTAAAAAGGACGATAAAACCGACAAGGAGTGAGCTTATGAGTGTTGAGATAATCTGTGCTATTGTGGCGTGTGTAGGCTCGTTAAGCGGCTCTTTGGCGGGAGTGCTTGTGAGCAACAATAAGACGCTCTATAGGATTGAGCAGCTTGAAAAAAAGGTTGATGCGAACCACAGTATTGTTGAGAGAGTGTATAAACTCGAACAGCGCGAGGCTGTGGTCGATGAAAAAATAGCGGTTGCAAACCACCGAATTGAGGATCTGGAAAACGCCGCAAAATAAATGAGGTTTGAAATGGTTGATATTTTAAAAGAGTGCATAAAATTGTTGCGCCGTGAAAATAAAGTCCTTTCTTGGCTTTTGATAATCTCGTTGCTTGTGAATGTTGCACTTGCAGCTGTGATTTATGTTGACAATAAGACGGCAAGACTGGAAAAAGCGGCGGCAACTTACGACATTACCGAGCGAGCGGCAAGGAGGACGGAATGCAACCCGATCATTACACAGCCAAAAAGCATTTGCAGGAATTACGAAAATCAGAGTTTGAAACATTTATCGGCGAATTTTTATTTTCAGAAGCCGAGAAAGAAATTTTGCACAAAATATATGTGGAAAAGCTGCCTTTATGGAAAGTCGGCGAGTGTTGCGGCTATTCCGAGAGCGGCGTGAAGAAAATCCACGCCAAACTTTTACGAAAAATCATAAATAAGATATGACAAGAGCAGGCTTTTATAGCCTGCTTTCTATTTTTGCATAAATTAATAATTGTTTTTTTGTGCATATATACAAATATACTTTGCAAGGTATATTTTTTATCAAAATCTATTGACAATATACCTTGCAAGGTATATAATATAATCAAGGTCAAGGGAACAAGACCGAAACAAATTGAAAACAAATAAACGGAGGAAAAAATAATGAAAAAGATAACTAACATTTCTGAACTTATGGAAGAACTTGAAAATGGTCACGGAATTTTTGGTTTCCGCGGCGCAAGTGAGTATGATGTTGAACATAGATCGGAATTTGAAGAGCGCGGATATCTTGATTGCAGTTTTGATCTTTGGGATAGCAGAGATTGTGAATATATTGAGAATACAGACCGCCTTAACGGTACAAGTGCTATTTTTGTGGCACAGGGCGGTGACAATTGGCTCGATGAAGAAGATGTAAAAGCTGCTTACGATGTTGCTTTGGGATATGCTCATAATCATCACTTTACAGATCTCGTATATCTTGTAAAAGATGACCACTCGGAATACGGCGAGGACGAACACGAAGTTGTTCTTGGGCATAATGGATATGGCGCAGACATTGTTGCGATTGTAGAATTATAATCAAATAATAATAAAAGAGGTGCATTCTATGGAATTTACAGCAGACGAATTAATTATGCTCGAAACAGCGGTCGAAAATCAAATTAAAGAATGTCAAAGCCGCTATGAAATTTTTAGTGCTGACGATTCGGATTCTGTTATGGCAAAATCAGCTTTAAAAAGGAAAGAAGCTTTTGAGAGCATTTTAAAAAAGCTGGAATATACGAGAATCTATAAAAATAATAAAAAGGAGAAATAAAAATGAGAAACTTTGTAATTACAATACCCGATGAATTATACGGACATAAGGATATTTATATCGAGGCTGAATGGACAGAGCAGGCAGTTGAATATTACAGATGGGTTGAAAACTATGACGGCGAAGTTGAGATTAAAGAAATGCCGCTTGCGTCCGCTCCTGCAACCGAATATTATTGTCCAAAAGGCTGGAACAGACCAACAGAGCCAAAAATGGAAATTATGCGTAACCGTGCGGTATGGCTTAAAAACTACCTCGGCAAGTTTTACGAGGTTTACAGAAAAGGCAAGGAAACGCCTGAGTTTATTGAATTTATGAAAAATAAGGGTTGGAAGCGTGAATTTCCTTACTATGCGAACGAAATGGACGCAATAGATGATCCGTTTCCCGATGCAGGGTATACCAACCCCGAACTTGCTTGGGGCAAATATCCTATCACTATCCAAGGTATAGAGGTGGAATAAATGGTAAATAATTTAAGAATCCTGCGTGTGCGTGCTGGGCTCACGCAGAAAGAGCTTGCCGCTGAAACGGGAATGGCGCAGTCGAAAGTATCGTTATACGAGAGCTTGGACGACCTTTCAAAGTTGCAAGTCGGTACGTTAATAAAAATAGCCGATGTATGCGGGGTTAAAATAGATGATATCATTAACCCACTTCCGCCGCTGACACCAGCGGACGAGATGCTTGATTTTGTTTCCGCGACTTATATCAAAGACAAAGAGGACGCGGAGAACGGCGATGTTGAAGCTATTATCCAGAACAGATTTGCATAAATCACTACCCACCAATTTATTTTTGGTGGGTTCTTTTTTTGTCCTTTTAATAGTCTTTTTTTATTTGAAAAAATGTTAAAATAACATTAAGGAAGTGATGTAAATGTATGTAAGCTATAACGCAAACCCCGAGGGAAATAAAGTTGGCGACTGCACGGTTAGGGCAATTTCCACGGCATTAAATCAGCCTTGGGAAGCGACATACGCAGGCGTTGCGGTTGAGGGAATGAGAATGCTCGATATGCCGTCTGCAAACGCTGTTTGGGGGTCTTATCTCCGAAAAAAAGGCTTTGTGAGGGAGATAATCCCGAATACCTGCCCCGACTGTTACACTGTCGAGGATTTTTGTCGGGATAACCCAAATGGAACATATATTTTGGCGCTATCAGGACACGTTGTTGCGGTAATTGACGGTAAATACTATGATACTTGGGATAGCGGCGGCGAAATCCCGATTTATTACTGGCACAGAAAGGACGATGTAAATGTACAATAATAGTCCATATTATAGCGGATTCGCCACTCCTTATATGTACCCGCTTAACAATCAGATGCCGTCCCCTGCTCCACAGCAGCAGTTTCCGCCGCAGGAAAGCCAGTCTAACGGCGGTCTTGTGTGGGTGCAGGGCGAGGCAGGAGCAAAGGCTTATCCAGTTGCCCCGAACAAAACAGTGATGTTGATGAACAGCGAGGGCAGCGAGTTTTATATAAAGTCCGCCGATGCCTCGGGAATGCCTTTGCCGTTGCGTGTATTTGACTTTGCAGAGCGCAAAACAGGCGCTTTAAATGCCACAGAAAAGCCGCTTGAAATGCCTTTGCAGAGCAATGTGAAATATGCAACCGTTGAAGAATTGCAGGCGTTACAGAGCGATTTTGAAGTATTGTCGGCACGGCTGGAAAGCATAAACAGCAACATCGGCAGCCGAACGCCAAGACGGGGAAAGGAAGTCGCAGAAAATGAGTAACCCATTATTTAGCGCACTTAATAACAACCCTTATACGCAGCTTATCTCACAGGCAAAACAGCTTAAAAGTCAAATTAGCGACCCAAAAGCGGAAGTGCAGAAGATGCTTAATTCGGGACAAATTTCGCAGGAACAGCTTAATGGGGCTATGTCGTTTGCGCAACAGCTTATAAACGCAAACAAAAGCAGCTTTTTTAAAGGCTAAAACCGCTCCCGGGTGCGGTTGAGCATAGAATTAAAACGTGAAAACAAAGAAAGGGGGACATTATATGTCCTACGGCACAGAAATGACACCTGCCGACATTGCGGCAGTGACAGGAAACAACAAAAACAATGACGGAATGTTTGAGGGCAACAACTGGGTATGGATCATCATTCTTTTGCTCTTCGGTTGGGGCAACAGAGGCTTTGGCTTCGGCGGCAACAACACAGGAGCTAACGGCTTACCTTGCGCAACACAGGCTGACGTTAGAGCAGCAGTAGATCAGCAGACCCTTATTTCCAAGCTCGATCAGCAGACTTACGGACTTGCTGACAGCACTTATGCGCTTAACAACGCTATTGTTAATGGCTTCCACGGCGTTGACAATGCTGTTTGCACGCTCGGCTACAACACGCAGGCAGGCTTTAACAATCTTGCAAATCAGATTTCAAGCTGTTGCTGTGAAACTCGCGGAGCTATCAAGGACGTTGGCACTCAGTCCGTAATGAATACTAACGCTATCCAGCAGCAGATTTCTGATTGTTGCTGCAACGTCGAGAAAATGAATATGCAGAGCCGCTTCGATATGCAGGGTTACAACTGCAATACATTGCAGGCTATTGACAAGCTCGGCGACAGAATCATCGACTATATGGCTGCCGAAAAAGCACAGACACTGCGTGACGAGAATCAGGCTCTTCGCCTTTCCGCTTCGCAGAGTGCGCAGAATCAGTACATTATCAATCAGCTCCGTCCTGCTCCCGTGCCTGCTTACATTTCTTGCAATCCTTGGGTTGCATCTTATGGATTCGGCTCAAACGGCTGTTGCAACGGTTGCGGCAACTACTAATTTCACACTTCATTAACTTTTTCGTGACCTCACGAAAATGGTCGGGAATGGAATCCGATGTTATTTTAGCGGTGGGGCAATGTCCCGCCGCTTTTTTTGAAAGAGAGGATATAAAAAATGGCTGAATACAGTAATGTACCCGTTCAGACTGTCACAACGGAAAACAATGTGCTTTTTACCAATGGCAACAGGGCTTGCCGTAAGGGATATATTGTGCATCGTAATGATTCGGGGATTTTAACGCTCCGTGGTATCACTAACCAGTGTAAGGCAACGTACAGAGTACAGTTCACGGGCAATGTCGCAATTGCAGCAGGAGAAACGGTCGGTCCGATCTCAATTGCACTTGCGCTTAATGGCGAGGCTTTGGGAAATGCAACTGCAATTGTTACCCCTGCCGCAGTTGGCAATTTTTTCAACGTTTCTGTTTCGACGCTTGTTGACGTTCCGAGAGGTTGTAGCTTAACGCTCTCGGTTAAAAACATCACAGCAGACACGTCAATTGACGTTGAAAATGCTAACATTATTATTGACCGCACAGCGTAAGAAAGGAGAAAACTATGCACGAAGTATACGACGGACTTAGAAGCAAGCTCAGTTCCGCACTCAAAGAAATCAACAGAACGGGCAAGCTTAACGGTGCGGCACTTGATGAGCTGCACACAATCACCGACACAATTAAAAACATCGACAAAATACAGATGCTTGAAAATGACGGCTATTCGCAGGACGGCGGACGTTGGGAGGCTAACGGCAGCTATGACAGCAGAAACAGCTATGCAAATCGCAGGGGCAGCAACTATGTAAGAGGCTACTATCGCGGTGGCACAATGCACAGCGGACATCACGACAATATGTCGTACGGCGACGGCAAAACGATGATGATTGAACAGCTCGAAGAGATGCTCAACAATGCCGACGAAAAGCAGCAGACAGCAATTAGGCGCTGTCTTGAAGAGATTGACAGATACTAAAACTGACATACTTCCTGTTATGCTCCCGACTAAAAATCGGGGGCATATCTTTTTGACACCCTTTTTGACACCCTACACAACGCTATCTTATGATATTTTGTGCAACAATACGCAACACTTAAAAATTATACAAAAAATAAAAAACCGCTGTAAGTACCGTAAAAACACGGCTTACAGCGGTTTGTTTTTGGAGCTGGAAACGTGACTTGAACACGCGACCTGCGCATTACGAATGAACGAGTA